TTGTAGGTCGTAGACAAAACAAAGCAGGCACAGGGGAGATAGAAGGTTATGACTTTATTATCAATATTGAAAAATCAAGATTTCTTAGAGAGAAGTCAAAGATTCCTATTAAAGTTGAATTTAATGGAGGTATTTCAGAATACTCTGGATTATTGGATATTGCTCTCGCTTCTGGTGATATTGTAAAACCAAGCAATGGGTGGTACCAAAGAGTAGATAAAGAAACAGGAGAGCTTATTGGTTCTAAAATGCGTGAGAAACAGACAAGAGAGAAGGACCTTTGGGAATCCATTTTTAAAGATACAGACTTTAAAGAGTTTGTAAAGAAATCATACAAGTTGGGATATGCAGATAATATCTCTGAGATAGACTTGACAATAGATGAGGAATAGTGTATAATGGACATCAATACAGAAGAAGATTATCAATCTGACGACTATATGGGAATTTCTATAACAAAGGATGATTATACCTTTGTAGAGTCTGTAGATCAAGAGCAGTGGACTATTAGAATAAAAACAGGTGAATTTAGAAATACGTTTTATCAGTATGGTAAAATTAAGGTTCATGAATCTGATGATAAGGACCCTATACTTAAATTCTCTTATAAGATATTAGAATCCGATGGTGATATAGAATCCGTATCCGCTGACAGAAAGTTTCTTGATTACATTTCTGCCATTCTAAAACATATACTAGAGGATAGTTTACTTAATGATCCAAACAACGATACTAAAGAACTTAATACAAAATGATGAGTATACTAGACAGGTTATCCCATTTCTTAAAAATGAATATTTCGATTCTTCCCATCAATCTCTTTTTAAGCTGGTAACTGAATTTGTTAATAAATACAATTCACTACCTACTAAAGAAGCATTTGTTATCGAACTTGAGAATTATTCTGAAGAGATATCAGATGTAGGGGAATTTACAGGTATCTTAGAATCAGTATTTCAACCATTAGATACTGAAACTGATAAGAAATGGCTACTAGACACTACGGAGAAGTGGTGTCAGGATAGGGCTATTCATATTGCCATTATGGACTCTATAGGAATCATAGATGGGCAGAGTAAGGAGTTAACTAAAAATGCAATACCTGACATATTGTCTGACGCACTTGCCGTTTCCTTTGATAGGAATATTGGTCATGACTATCTCGATGCTTCTGCTAGTAGGTATGATTTCTATAATAGAGTCGAGAAGCGTGTACCATTTGATCTCGACTATTTTAACCAAATTACAAAAGGTGGTCTTCCGAATAAAACATTAAATATCTGTATGGCTGGGACTGGTGTAGGGAAATCTCTCTTTATGTGTCATGTCGCTGGTGGGGCCCTAATGCAGAATAAGAACGTTCTTTATATTACTATGGAGATGGCAGAAGAACGTATTGCAGAACGTATTGATGCCAATCTTATGAATGTATCATTAAATGATATTGAATCTATAGGGCAAAAGACCTTTATAAATAAAGTAAAGAAGATATCAGCGAAGACTACTGGTAAGTTAATTGTTAAGGAGTATCCTACAGCGTCAGCTCATGTAGGTCATTTCAGAGCTCTCCTTAATGAACTAAAGTTAAAGAAGAACTTTATACCAGATATTATCTTTATTGATTATCTTAATATATGTGCATCAAGTCGAATTAAAGGGTTAGGAGGTTCTGTTAATACCTATTCTTATATTAAATCAATTGCAGAAGAACTGAGAGGTTTAGCTGTAGAATTTGATGTACCTATTCTCTCCGCAACACAAACAACAAGATCAGGGTTTTCTAACTCAGATGTAGGTCTTGAAGACACCTCTGAGTCATTTGGACTCCCAGCAACAGCAGACATGATGTTTGCACTAATATCAACAGAAGAACTAGCTAATCTAAATCAGTTAATGGTTAAACAATTAAAGAATCGTTATGCCGATATAGGTACTAATAAACGATTTGTTATAGGAGTTGATAGACCTAAGATGAGACTTTATGATGTTGAAGACTCTGCACAAACACTAATAAAGGTAGATCAGGGAACCTCAAATCCTCATGTACCTACACAAAAGAAAATAGATACTTCAGGGTTTACGTTTTAATTATAATGAAAAGGATATAAAATGAAAGCAGAATATATTGATCACATGGGTGATGATATCTCAGTTGTTAACTCAGCTAGAGTATCATTTAATAAAACTTCTGAAGGTGTAGGAGTAGATAATTATGTCGATGAGCAAGATGAAAATGGAATATGTACGTTATCTGCATTTGTTCCTATCTTGAAAGAAAATGATAAGAAACTAATTGGATTTCTTGCAGAGCATGATCATTTCACACCCTTTACACATGCTACTGTTACTATGAGAGAAACAGTACCTATCTTTGTAGCACGTCAGCGATTTAAGCATGTTATAGGGTTCACTTATAATGAAGTATCAAGAAGATATGTATCAGATGCTCCTAAGTTCCATGCTCCTAAGAATTGGAGATATAGACCTGAATCTGTTAAACAAGGATCTTCTGATACTGAGTTTGTTGAAACATTAAAGAATAATGTGGATTATCTATGGAATCTTAAATCCTCCAATTCTATTACAGACAATTATCACACATATCTCATTAAGGCAGAGCAATTATATACTGAACTGCTAGAATCTGGTGTATGTCCAGAACAAGCACGTATGGTTCTACCTCAGTCTATGTTAACTGAATATTATGTAACAGGCTCATTAATGGCGTGGGCAAGAGCATATAATTTAAGGAAGAGTCCTACTGCACAGTTAGAGATTCGTGAGTTAGCTAAACAATGGGATAGGGTAATGTCAAAACTATATCCTATATCATGGGAGGCTCTAACAAAAAATAAATGAAATGAGTTCTTGACATTAAGTAAGGAGAATGTTATAATATGTTATAAGAGTTAGAAAAGGAGGTAGAAATGCCAAATACATATCTTGTAATTGAGGATATTCTTAAGAAATGGGACGTAAAGGAGGATATTGGGGTCCCAGAGTACAACAAAAAAGCTGTAGAACAACATAAAAAGGATAATGATATCTTTGAACTGTTCTATGGATATATTGCATTTAAAGCAACACCAAGTAACAGAGGAGTTTGATTATGAGTAAAATGATAGAAAAGTTAGATAATGATTGGATTGAGTGTAAGAACATTTTTGTAAGATATAGGAATACAAAGCTTCCATGGGTTAGGATACCTAAACCTACTGAAGAGGGTATGGAAACATACTCTACTCTTAAATGGGACTTAGAGGTGTATGAATACTACACAATAAATTAATGTACTACTACGAGGATAATATATGCATCAGAAAGACATAATTGCGGATTGGACTTCAAAGAAATGGCATTCTAGACATAACTGGCATACAGGAACCGGTCGGTTTATCAAACGACTATTAAACAAAAAAAGTCGGAGAGAATGTAAGAAAAACCTTGACAATTACGATATAATGTAGTATACTTACAGTATGATAATTAATTTAATAGATAAAGAAATTACATTCGACCCTGTATTAACATTCCAATGGTTTTTTAGTATGGGGACTTATCTTATAACAACTGCTTCAATAGGAGGATAGTATGGAAATGAAAGTTAATGATTGGATTCAAGCGTTTGATTTTGAACCAATACCTAATAGACCTGATGCTTATGTAGCTGGTATTATTACTGAAGTAAAAGAAAATACTTATGTTATTAATGTTGTTAAAGACACTATGTTTCCTGAAGGTTCTAGAACTATAGTAGAAGCTCCTAAACAAGATAAAATGATATGGGATTTCAAAGATAGGATTCGTGAGTGGCCTGTACAGGATGCATGCGGTACGGTTGTTAATGACCCTAATGATATAATGACTACTGGATATAATGATGAAATATAGAAATGATGTAAAGTTTTGGGTGTTCAATATGTTTGTACCTTTTCTACTTGGGTTTGTGTTAATGGCAGCTCTTCTATTTCCGAGACCTGCATGTGCATCACATCCCCATCCAGAGGTAGAACCTACAAAGCTCAATATAAAGAAATCCTTTGTATCCTTATTATCAACCATGGAGGATGGTTTAAGGACTAATAAGATTGATGAGAAGCGACTTCGTCTCGATTTTGCTGATATTTTAAAAGAAGTTAGATCTAATATAGAGAGAAACGATTAAGTATAAATAAGTATTATTAATTTGTAGAATATAGTATTATGCTTAATTTTAAGATTTTTATGAAAGAAGCTAAAAATACCCATATGACTCACATTGAGGATCTAGTCCTTGATGGTGGAGTAAAGGGTACAAGAGCTGCTATCAATGCCCTTAGATCTCTAAGAGATATGCTTTCCGGAAACAATTCTGGTTCTCATTCTGTTACTGTTAAATGGGACGGAGCTCCTGCAGTATTCGCTGGTATTGACCCATCAGATGGAAAATTCTTTGTCGCTAAGAAAGGTATCTTTAACAAGAATCCTAAAGTATATAAATCCTATAATGATATAGAAGCAGATACATCGGGTGATTTATCAGCTAAGCTAAAGATAGCTTATACTGAATTAAAGAAGTTAGGAATTAAAGGTGTTATACAAGGTGACATTATGTTCACTTCTGCAGATCTCAAAGAAGAGACTATAGACTCTGAGAAGTATATAACATTCCACCCTAATACAATTGTATATGCTATACCTAAAAAGCAAGCTACTGATGTACTAAATGCTAAGATAGGTGTTGTGTGGCATACATCTTATACTGGTTCTACATTCGAATCAATGAAAGCATCGTTTGGTGTTGATATTAATTCTCTAAAGAAAGTAAAGTCTGTATGGTCTAAATCTGCAGATCTACCTAATCTAACAGGAGTAGCTACATTTTCTAAGAAAGATACGGCTACGGTTACAGAGTTCTTGTCTAATGCAGGTACTATATTTCGCCAAATATCAGCAACTATACTAAAAGAAGTATCTGAAAATGAAGAGATTAATAGAGCTATAAACACCTTTAATAATACAAAGGTACGTCAAGCGGAGAAAATAATCGACGCGGATAAACATGTTAAAGAACTCATGTCATGGATACAAAACAAATACCAAAAAGATATAGATAAGTTAAAGTCCGATAAGGGTAAGAGTAGAAAGTCCGATCAACGAGATGAAGTTATGAAATTCTTTTCACCTGCTAATAAGAAAGGTTTAACTCTAATGTTCGATCTTCAGAATGAACTTGTAGCCGCTAAAGAAATGCTAATAGCGAAGTTGTCACAAGTGCAGGATACTAAGACTTTTGTTAAAACTTCAAAAGGGTTTAAGGTAACAGGTGCTGAAGGTTATGTTGCTATTGATAACTTAACTGGTGGTGCTGTTAAATTAGTTGACAGAATGGAATTTTCTACTAATAATTTTTCAACCTCCATAATTAAAGGTTGGCAGAAGTAATCTTATAAATAATACTAATGACCTAATAAACAGACAACTTTGGAGTACTATGAAAACGTTAAAAACTATATTAAAAGAGATTGATTTTGATATGGCATCTGAATCATTAAGTGTTAAAGGTGCTCGTGCTATTTCACTATCAATGAAACGTAGAGCTCCTATGATGGCGCGAAAACGAAAGATCGCTATGGGAAAGAAAGCTTCTCAATCAGCTGTACAGTCTAGGGCTAGAAAAATAGCACTAAACACAATCAGAGCTCAGATGAAGGGTGGACAAGCATCTACAGGAAAAACAAACAAAGCTGAAAGAGATAAGTTCGCTAAGTATATTAAAAATAAGCAAGGTCTAATTAACTCATTAGTCCGTAAGAATCTTAAAACTGTACGAAAAGCTGAAGCACAACGTTTAGCTGGAAAATAGAGATCTATAATGATACTATCGTTTAAAGAGTATATAGTAGAAGCTACAGATGAGACAGCCATCTTTACTTTTGGGAGGTTTAATCCTCCTACTACAGGACATGAGAAGTTATGTAATAAGGTAGGACAAGTTGCTGGGTCTTCTAAATATTTTATATATGCTTCCCAATCATTTGATGCTAAGAAGAACCCATTAGAATATACTGTTAAGATCAAATGGATGCGTAAAATGTATCCTAAGCATGCTAGATCTATTATTCTGGATAAGAAGATTAAAAATGTATTTGATATTGCTGTTTCCCTTTATAATAAAGGTTATCGTAAAGTAACAATGGTAGTAGGTTCTGATAGAATACCAGAGTTTAAGGCCCTCTTATCAAAATATAACGGTAAGGAAGCTAGACATGGATTCTATGACTTCTCTACAATATCCGTAGTATCTGCAGGTGAAAGAGATCCTGATGCTGAAGGTGTTGAAGGTATGTCTGCATCTAAAATGAGAGCTGCAGCAGTGTCTAATAACTTTGATCAGTTTCAATTGGGTATACCTAAAGGATTTAAAGATGCTCAAAAGTTATTTAATGATGTACGAAAGGGTATGGGATTATCTGAATCTAAAAAGTTTAGACGCAATATTACGTTTAAACCAGATCCAGAACGTGATGCTTATATAACAGGCTCTTTATATAATGTAGGAGATAATGTAGCAATGAAGAATGTCACAGAAGATGGCAATATAACACTACTAGGTCCTAATTATGTTATAGTTGAGGGTAATGTCTCCTCGAGGAAATACCGTAAATGGATACCAGATATAAGGATAATTTTAAATGACTAATAGCGGTACATGCCCAGACTATAGACGATTGGATAGAATAGAAGAAAAGATAGATAAAGTGGCTGACCTACTAATTGCGTTCGCTCGTACTGAAGAAAAGGTTATAGGGCTGGAAGAAGATAAAAGAGATGTAATGAAGTCTATTGATGAAATAGAAGATAGAATAGTAGCACTTGAGAAATGT